AGGACACTCGGCGTTATCCTCATAGAACTTAGCATCCTTTACAGTAGTCTTAACCTGTTGTTCAAACTGGTGGCGGTAATTCAAAAGAGTCTGTTTCTTATCATTCAGCTTATTTACTAGTCGTTCAGCTTCGCTATTGTGTTCATCAATGTAGTCTGATGCTTGCTTACATGAGGCTTGGAGGACTTCGATCTCTGACTCATGTTGTTCAATATCTGCTCTTTTGGAATCCACTTGACCTGTATTGATTTCTGTAATTTCCCTGATATACTTTCTTTGTAGATCGATCTTCTCACGAGTGAGCTCCAAGTTATAGTTGGCATCTTTAATCTCCTCTTTGAGTTTACCGAGTTTGTCTTTCAATATGTTATTCATCTTTGAAAAGATATTGATATCCAATAGATCTTCAATCACCTCTCGTCTATGCCCAGCGTTAAGTTGCATAAATGGAATAAAGGAAGAAGAGCCGAGCACGACGATCTGGTGAAATGACTTATGGTTTAGTTTTAAGATATTCTGTTCAAGGAACTTCTGATAATCACGGGCATTTGAAGCCTGATTAATCATGTTACCGTTTTGCCAGATCTCAAACTTACCTGGATTAATACCACGTATGATCTTGAATTCGTGTTGTCCTACATCAAACTCTACCTCAACAGTGGTATGTTTCTTATTGATACTGTTTACTAGCTGGTTCTTACTGATAGACCTGTGTGGTTTCCCAAACAAGCCAAATGACAATGCATCGAGCATGGTAGACTTGCCTGATCCGTTTTGTCCAACTACTAGTGTAGATGGTGATCTATCCAGTTCAATCTTAGTTTCATTATTACCCGTGGACAGAAAGTTCTTCCACTTTACTGACTTAAACTTAATCATAAGACCTCGCTATTCTGTGCTTCCACATATAGGCTTCTCATCAAACCTTTCATCCTTTCTTTATCTAGCTCCGTATCGACAGCGTCAACATACGAGTCTAGTAACTCGGTAGTGTCTTCCACCGAGATGCTTTCATCTACGACATTGGTACCAACGAACTCGTCGAATGTTTCGGCAATCTTAAGCTCATGCACGTCTGTCTGCTGGATACGATCAATAAGCCGGTCAAACATAAAATGATCGGTCTTGTTGACTACTACCACCTTGACAAACTTGTCAATTAGTTCCGCTGTGTCATATCTATTATAATCCATTTTCTCATCATTGTAAAACACTTTTTTGTATATTGTGTAGTTACAACGAACCGGTGTAAGTTCCCGAGTCTCTGTATCGATGATGTGGAAGTATTTAGGATCTCCTGCGTCTGACCAGTTAAACTCAAACTGAGAACCTAGGTAATGGATATTGTCTTGGTTTGATTTAGTATGGAAGTGACCACTCATTACGAGTTCGAAACGCTTGAATACGTCTCTAGTCATACCATGTGTATTGGTTACACCACGCATCATTTCAAATCCCTGGAGTTCTAAGTGAGCACCAACCCACTGAGCATCACAAGTCTGTAGAAACTTAATGGACTCGGCATAGTTCTCGTTATTGATCCAAGGTACACATGCAATCTTCAGTCCATCGTAGTCCTGAACCTTAGTCTGCATCATGATGTTAACGTTAGATGTGTAGTAACCCAACAACTCTTTCAGAGAACACAGGTCATTAGTATTCTTAAAGAACACGTCATGGTTGCCTGGAATAATGTCCATGGTGATACCCATTTCTCTCATGGGCTCAAGGAACATCTTCCTGTTCTGGTTCTGTGATTTGAAGTTGATAAACTTACGATGATCATAGTAATCACCCAGATGCAAGATCTGCGTAATACCATGTTCCTTTAGATATGGGAAGAATTGTTCTTCATAAAATCTCCTTTGATATTCTAAAAAAATGTCTGAGCTATTTCTGATACCCGCATGAGTATCATTCAAGACGGCTAGTTTCATGTAACTTAGGCTCCCATAAAGAGTTCCAGTGCCTTCGGCTTACTTGGCTTACTCTTTTTCTTTTCCTCTTTGGCAAACTCTTTGAGTGTTGCGTCGTTCTGTCTTACTACCGAGATCCTATCCTTGAGTTGATCAACGAATGCTCTGGTAGTCGAATCTGCGGCTGAGCCTTCGCTGTCTAGTTGCGTAACGAAGTCTTCAATGCCAGCCTTTTCTATATATTTGAATTTGATATCTTGCTGTTTCTTCTCTTTTGCCAGTCTTCTAAGGAATGCATAATAGCAGATCTGTGTGAAGTATGCAAAAGCATTTGGGTTTCCTGTTCTAGTTTGTGCGTCAATGTTGTAGTTAGTGATAGCCTTAAGGCAGTTCTCCACGGCGTCCATGACCATCTCTTCGCGGTATGTGTAGCGAATAAAATTGGCTTTGTGAGACAAACCCTGCGCAATCTTCAAAAAGCATTGTGCAATATAGTCTGGAACCACGGGCAGATCCTTACCTTCGGCTTCTGCCGCTTTCACGGTTTTTACATAGTCAACAACAGATTGCGAGAATTGTTTGTTGTTGACGTAATGTGGTTTTTGTTTTGGTTTCATAGTGTTTCTGATTCTCCGAATTGTTTAGGTCTAGTCCAAGGCCAGTCACCAGTGGTCCAACAGTAGATAAGGTTTTCCACCTTGATGTTACACCTTTCCAGTGATCCCTTATGTAAGTTAAGATAAGAGATTCTGTCCTGGTCATTGGTTAGAGATTGAAAGTTTTCATAATGTGATTGTTTGTCCATAAGTTCTCCTTTTTCCATTATGATACTATTCTATCACAGTTTCACGCAAATGTAAAGGAAAAAATAATTGATTTTATTGAGAAAAAACAGTTTACAAACGCACAGAAATGTGTTATAATAATAGAGTAGGGTGAGAGCGGAGGATATACCCTAGTGGTAGTACTTCTTGTTCATGATATCTTTAACGAATTCTTCTACCTGTTCTTCAGATACAAGGTCCTCGTCATCTTCTAGTTGATTCTTATCATACTGTTCTCTGATCTCGAGAGACATCCGAATGTATCGCTCTTTGATCTCGTCTTCCGCAAAAGCCGTAGAGACTATATGAATCTCGTTTAAGATGACTGGTTCTCTAGTCTTACCCAATGGTTGCCAGTCGCTGAAAGCGAAAGCATGACTACCTTTACCAACTCTCTTATGAACCTGTAGTGGAGACTCTAGACTTAGAAAACCATTCTCATCCTTAGACACGAGAGAGATTACTTCTTCTCCAGAAGCTAACTTAAAGACTCTAATGTCTATGTCGTCTAGATTATATGTCATGGTAGAGGTATCTCTATTATATTAAATTTAAACCGTTCTTTACTATATATCTTTATCCTTTCCGCCGCATGCTGTAGAGTATAGTTTTTAGCCGATTTCCAATGGAGATCATCGGCGATATCGTATAGTGTTGTATCCTTTCCATTGTCCGACTTACGTAGTCCACGCCCAATTGACTGTAGAACTTTAATCTGACTCTTCGAGGGAGAAGCGAAAACAATATTATGCAGATTACGGATATTGACTCCGGTGCTAAAAGTTCCGAGACTAGCCACGATAATTGCATTCTTCTGCTCCTCTGTAATCTTACGTATGTGCTCGCGCGTGTCCGTATCAGTCTCACCCGAGACATAGAAGATCTTTCTGCGCTTATGAGCTTTCTTAAGTATCATGTCATAGAGTGGCTTACCATGTTTCTCCACGTATTGGAATAGAACCAGTGTGTTTCCGTCCTGGTCTAGTGCAAGATTACTGATAAAGTTATTGCGGTTTTCGTATCTAACTATCCAGTCTATCTCATCTTGATACTTGTACTTTACTACTTCACGACAATACTCGTCCTTGTATTTCAATAGTAGTACCTTAATATCCAACTGAGCCAGTTGATCCTTGTCCATTAGATCTTTTGTAGTAGTGACGTAGTATGCAGGACCAAACAATCCTTCAAGGACAAGCTTATGAGTCTGTGTTCCATCAAGAGTACCGGTAGTTCCAAACCTATACTCAGCGTCTCTCATCTTAGTAAGAATAGAGGTAAGTGACTTGGCTTTAAAGTTATGAGCCTCATCACCAAACACACAGCCAAATTGTTCGAAC